TGAAATTTTGAGCGATGCCGCATTACTTAACCGCGTTATACCAGGCCTGCCAGCGATAAGTGTTCAGACGCAGCTGGCGCAGGCATTGCGCTGTTTCGATGTCCGCCTGCAGATCAGCATCGCTGTCTGCACCAGCATCACTTCCCTTGCACGGGGGCTGCATCAAATCCGCTGATGGAGTTGGCAGCGTCGATAGCCTGTTGCCGCAGCCGGACAGACTCATCATCAAAATCACAAACGGTACGATTCGGATCCTGGACATATTTCACCACGTCGCGGGTTATGGTTCGGTAGATGACTTTGCCTTCGGCGCTGGCCTGGGCGGCCTTTTGCTCGGCGGGCTGAAGCGCCTTTTCTGCTTTGGCGCGTTTATCGGCGGCCAGAACGTTGATGTGATCGGCGTGGGCATTCCATCCGGTGCGCCAGCTGAGCAGGCCCGTTAAACCGCAGAGCGCGGCGCAAAGGACAATCACGTAGCGGATTTTCATTTATCAAGCCCCCAACACGCCAGCGCGCTTTCCTGATCCCGGCGTTCAACCTGCCCGTAACAGCCGTTCTTCTGCCCCTTCGTTAACCGGCAGTCTTTGCCGCCGTCACGGATCCACCAGCGGATGGACTCGCACGCGCCTTTACGGTCCCCGGCATTGATGCGCTGGTAAAACGTTGAGGGAAAGCATTTACCCGGCCCGATGTTATACGGGCAGAACGAAGCGATCCCCGCTCTCTGCGGTTCGGTCAGCGACACGCGTATATTGCGCTCCACCCACGCCAGCGCTTTGTTGCGCTCTACGGCATTCACCTGATCGCATTTGGCCTGCGATAACTTCATGCCCTGGCGAACCGGCTTACCATCCACCAGCGTGGCGCCACGGCAAATTGTCCAGATGCCGGAGCCGTCGCGGTAGGCGTTCAGGCTGTTACCCTCTTTCTCGTTCAGGAACTGATCGAGGATAGCGGGGGCGGACGCTCCGGCGAGGATCAGTCCCAGAACGGCGGCGCTAAGTTTTGCTCTGTCAGCCACTATTCCCCCCTGGCGGCTTTGCGCCGGTCTTCTTTGATTTTGAAATACAGGTTCGTAAGATACGTCAGCAGTCCGAAGACCAGGCTGCCGAGCACACCAATGGCCGCCCACTGCGATGGTGATACTTTGTCAAGCAGCTGGAGACTCCAGTAACCAGCGTTGGTCGCTGAAGCCCCGTAGGCAATGCCAGTGGTTAATTTTTCCATGCGTAACATGCTCTCACCTCCGATTAGGTCGGGGTGCTGTGTGTTATAAATAGGGACACCCGGTTAGAGCCGGGCCACGGAAAGGTTTAAAACGTAACTCTGGAGAGGTTTGAATGATGCACAGGATAAGAAATCTCAGCCTGATTTGTTGTTTTGGATTAACCGGTTGTGTTGTCGCCGATATGGACTCAAGTAATTACACCTCTTTCCCATATGTTCAGACATTCCAGAAGCCACAGACTATGGGCCACACAGATGTGCAGACTCGCCGGAACGATTTATACGCGTGCGGCGTTGACAGGAAATTTTCGCTTAATTCATGGGATGAAAAATTTTGTCGCAACTGCCTGAAGCCCGGCGAGACGATAGAGCAACTCACTGCCAGAACTAAAAAAGTAGAGGACTGCATGAAGTCAAAAGGATACGTAATTCATGATTTCGGGGTATGCGGACCACTTAAAAAGCCAAGCGGCTTGTGTAACTAACGCGGTGTCCTTCGAAAATAAAAAACCCGCTCAGTGGCGGGCTTATTTGATATTTGCTGCTCAGTTCGCTTTAACGTCCCGAGCCTATCACAATTCAATCACCGACTGGCTCACTTTGCAAGTAAAATCCTTCACTATTTGCGCCGAACGCGTCACACATTGGTCTGTACAGCATCGATTCAGCCAGACTTAGCCACATATCGATTCTGCGACGACACGTCATATAGCTCCAGTCCGGGTGCTGTTCCTGCAGCTCCTCGGCCATCTGCCGTTTGCTCTTCCGGCAGCGGTAGCGCTGTGCCAGTACGCCCACCAATCCGTCATGCCCCTGGCTTGTCAGCACAGCACTGATCACGCCATCAATTTTCAGCCCTTCCTCATCAGAGCAAAACGCCAGGCTGCTTTTATTTTTGCCAGCGAGCATTTCACGGAGGAACTCTTCAAGCTCAGGCTTTGATATCCCGGCGTTCTTCATGCGCCGCAGAGCTTCATTAATCGCGGTCTTGCTCACCATTTTGCTGCTCAGCAGCTGGTTGAACATATTCCCGGCGCTACCGCCGCCGATATAGGACCAGCGGCCCCACATGCGCAGCTTGCCCTGGATCCAGACGCTCTCCAGCGTGCGCAGGCGCGCATGCTCCCCTGCTTTGCCAACTTCTGCCGCGTGAATCATACCTCTGCCCCTTCTTGTAATTTGATAATAATTTGCCCTTTTTCACCCCAGACCTTCGTTACCCGGCCATCCCAGATGCGGCTGTCGTCATCGAAGATGGCATCCAGCAGCGCCTTTTCCAGGTTGTCCTTGTCCGGTTTCTGCTGGTGCGGCTGTCCGTTGTGCTGTGTACGCTTTTTCTGGCTCCAGCTTTTCGGCATCGGGATTATGAACGTGACGTGATAACCGGACTCCGGCAACGTGACGCCCAGCAGCCGCACCTGCGCTTTATAGGCCCAGTAAGCAGCGGTCGCCGGGCGTTTATGCCAGCGATCGCGCTGTGTCATGCGGGGCTTGCCTATCGGCGTTATGTCGTAGATTTTCATGCCGGTACCACCAGCCCACGGCGGGCAATCTGGATCAGGGTCAGCACAATAGCGCGATCCATCAGTTGGCGGGGCTCTTCACGCGTCAGCTGATTGTCGTTGTCGATGCTGTTGTGACAGCAAACGCAGAGTGCGGCGCTGGCGCAGTCATCGGTTTTCAGGCCCATGCCTTTCCCTTCATTCTGGTGAGCCACCTGCGTGCCCCATGTGCCACAGAGCACGCACTGCTCGATCTGACCGACGGCGGCCAGCCACTTTTTACTACGATAGGTTCTGTTCATCGCCATTACCCCTGGAAGCTCAGCAGCTGTGCGGCGGCGTTCTCGGCCTCTGACTGGCTGCGGAATGCACGGGAGAGGATCCAGCGCCAGAGCACATCGAGCACTGCGCGATAGAGCTGCTGAAACTCGGTTTCGTCCATATTGGCGAACGCGATGCTGCGGGGGTGTTTGCGGAGAGTACCGTCAGGCAGCTGGATGGCGTCGTAGTGGCCCGCCTCTACGATTACCCATGAGCGGTAGGCATCAAACGATTTGCAGAGGCTGATACTACCGGCGCGCTTATCAGCGATGCGCACTAAATACTGCTCAGCAGCATCCAGCAGTGCGCCTTCACTGCCGCCGAACGTGGCGAGGAATTTAGCGTAGCCGGTCACCAGCTTTCGCTCGTTGGAAGAGATCGCCCCGCCGGTTGGCTCCCAGTATTCGAATCCGAGGTTCAGTAGTGCGAAAAATTTACGGTGGAAGGCCGGGTTACGCAGCTGGCGGAAGTCCGCCTCGAGTACCGCGCCGAGCTTGCATTTTGAATGCAGAAAATCGCTGGTCTCCGGCGTCGCGGGGATCAGGATTCCTGATGACTGCTTGATGAGTTGTAGTTGCTGCGCCATGGTGTTCTCCGTGGCGCATCGTGGTCAGGTTACCGGTTGTTCAGACCGGTGTATCATTATGCTATTCAGGCACTAAAAAGGTCAATTGCAGGCTGATAACTCTCTCACGATCTCGACAAGGACTTCTCGTGATGTGACGCGTTCATCCGCAAGGAGATGTTTGTGGCCAATCTCTGAGCCATTACTGGAGAGCAGGACGCGATCCCCAGGCCTGAGATGAAACGAGCATACCGCTGTCCCATCGGACCGCATCACCTGGTATAAATTCTTACCCCCATCCGAACACATCTCAGCCACATCAACCCCCTTCTTTCCTACAGATAAGCCAGAAATTTATTCATCTGCAAATGCCTCCCGGCACCGCTCTTTAGGCACAATAGCAAAGTCGATCTGTTTGTTAAGGGCTTAAAAATAAATAAATTTCAGAAGTTTTTTTCTCTTAACATTGTGCATAAAGCAATACATAAATACTGTATACATTTACAGTATTAATCCGTTTGCACAAGTATGCACAAAAAACATTGGTTGATGCAATAACATTTATCCGATTGATTTAGATAAATATTATTTTTACCTACTTTAAAAAATGAGCGTTACTTTTCATACTCTAAACGCATTGAGGAGGGTGGGTTTAACTGGTTGATTTGGCGTGTCTCTGGGGAGGAACCAACCGTCTTTTCGCGACAAGCCAGCTCTAAACAAAACTAAGCCCGCGTGTAAATTTTTTTGCGGGTTGGCAGATCGTTAACCCAATGTGAGCACTTCTTGATCACTTTGATAGATCAATAAACGCTTATCGTTCGGTTGGGTAGTATTCGGAGTGCTGTCAGTAAGGCATCTTGAAAAAAACCTCCAGAGAGGCCTTGTATAGCGATATAAGAGTTAAAGCTAAGCAGCCCGCTCACTTACCGAACATAGCTCCGGCAGGTTTGCGCGCACCAGCGCTTCGGCGAACGGCGGAGGTACGGCGTTACCGCAGCAAGCCACCTGTTTGTCTTTGGCGTAGCGGTTGCCCATATAGTCACGGTTAATGATGTACCACTGCGGGAAGCCCTGAGCACGATACAGCTCAGCGGGCTGCAGCATGCGCATACCGATATCAACGATGCGGTAAACCACACCGCCGATCGTCACCAGTTCGTCGCACTTCTGCTGCATTGGTGACATAGGTTGCCAGCTACTCAAGCTGACAACCTGATTATGGATGGGTCACATGTAAATATTAATGCTCTTTTTTTGGAGTCGCGCCTTAATGATTAAAGAGCTGCTCCATTCTTGCTAAGTGCATAAACTCCGTAACTATAAAATACATTTGAAATCTGTATGTTCTGCGGAGCAACATATATCTCGTCGCCCTGAATTATACCCGTAAGGTAATACTCATCATCTTCTACGTGGAATACAAATCCTGACGCAGGTTGCCCAGACACTTTAACTTTGAAGCCGAAGTGATCCCCGTCATCAACTTTTGAGATGCTCTTGAATCCATTGAGTTCATACATCATCGCAAGGTACTGTCCAAGAGTTGAAAATTTGCGATAAGGGGCGCCTGCTTGGACTGTGAAATAAAGCCAAGAAGACAGTTCGCCTTCAGAGAAACCCAAGGAAGCAACCTGCTCTGCATGCCGGGCATAAATTTCTTGAACTACCTGATCTGGGTTCTGACTGTGTGACTCATCATACTGTTGCTTTTTGATTGACTGAATCGCAGATGAAGTACTGACGCATTCGAAAGGCCCAGTTGTTTTATCAAGAATAAACTCGCAAATTTCATCATTCCTGTCCATGTAAGAACGACGCAGACACTCTGCATCAGAGCATTTCTCTTTCTCATTAAACCATGAAACCTGCTGCTCACGACCTCCATCTATAGTTTTTTTATCAGCTCTCGCTCTCAGCATAAGTTGATAGTTTTTACTAAGAACTTCATCAAGTTTATTTAGTTCATAATTTGAGCATACGATCTTTTCTGAAACAGACGTGGCTTTTTCGCAATCGAACGAAGCAGCGTTAACAGATGAAGCAAAGATAACAATAAATAGTAAAATAAACTTTGAAAACATGATAATCCCCTAATGCAATATGCCTTAAAAGGCATCGGCAAGTAGAGGATTTTCTTTAGCTACATTAAGTTCATCAACCAGATTTAGTAGGGGATACTGCAAATCTTAATTGCTTAGCTTTGTCATGATTTGTTTCTCAAAGATATACGGCTGCCGCAGCATGTGTCGAGGATGGTCGCGGTATCTGTCACGCTGCTCCCCCATCAATCCGGCGGAACTCGATCACCCACACCCACGGATTAGCTTGCCAGCTCTCTTCGCCGTAGATGGATTTCCAGAGTGTTACAAAAGAACCTCTGGCGCTTAACTGATGCTGAGTCCATCCCAGTCGATAATGCTTCCAGTACCCACCGCGCAAACGGGAGACGCCCTCTGCTTAAGCAGACTCTTCGTTAATACTGTTCAGCCGCTCAACGCGAACGGCGGTAATCTCAAGCGTGATACCGCCATCACTTTCATTGAGGTTTCGAACTTCACTGTCTGCCCGATATGCTACAGCGGGACAGCCATCATGATTTACATTAGCCAACGTTTCCTGTACCCAGATGCGATCGCCTGGCTGGCCGAAAGGGCACTGAAACCAGATATCACCTCCGTTTTCGCAATCCTCAGCCCAAGGCCACAGCGTGCCGTCATCACGTTCAGCCATTTCCATTGCCGGCTGGCGTTTCCAGTTGTAGGGCCGCCGCGTCTGCGTCTTAATGCCGTCGAGGATGGCTCGCACCTCTCTGCGTTAAAAATCATGCCGCGTGATTTCATACAACCTCCCCGTTGCGCAGCTTTCTGGCGATGCTCAGGAGATCCTCACGAATGCTCAGCCCGTTTTCCTGTGGATCATCGCTTCCGCCAGTGACCACCAGCGGGTGATAAGATGCCGCCGCCATCTCAACGCCCTGCGCTTTCAACTCGTTAACTGCTGCAGCTGTCGCAGGCTGCCGCAGAACTTCCAGCGCGCCATACAGCAACGCGGAGGCCGGGTTCAGCGATTTCTCTACCGGCTTGATCCCGCTGGCGCTGTACTGCCAGACCAGCTGGCCAATTATTTCGGCGCGGGCCACGTTATCTACCGCCAGCGCATCACGCTGTTTGGCCGTTTCGCGCAGCGCAGCTGTTGTGCAATCCAGCCGTTCCGCCAGGCGAGACATCATTTTCGCGATATCGATGATCGGCGTGTCGCTGCTCATTGCCTTCGCAAACTCATGGCCAACTGCGATCAGCTCTTTGTTGTTCAGTGATCCACTCATGCCCGTGCACTCCCAAAAATTTTGTGAATTTCGTAGCCCTGCCAGTTCTGGCGGCAAACGTCCGCAATGGACGGTCCTGAAGGTGCTGGCGCAGCTTTTGCTGGCGGCTTTGCCTTCGCTGCTGGCGCTACAGGTGCTGGCCTGGTTCGTGTGATCTTCTCCTGCCAGCGCTGCACCAGCTGGTATTCCGGATGCTTCGGTTTGCCAATGTTCTTGACGATCCCGGCCATGCGCAGGCGCTTGAGACGATCGTAGGCCTCACGGATGTCGCAGCCGAGCAGCTTGCGGATCTGGCGGGGTGTTGCCGGTCCATTTGCAGCAATGAAATCAACGATGGCCTTTTGCTTCGGTTTTAAGCGGTTGCTCATAGTCACCTCATTTCGCGACACGCAGGTGGCTGACGTTTTTACGGTAACTCGCCCAGCCGAAATTGACCCAGATACCGCCGTCCATCTGGAGGCGATCCATAACGCGCGCGCCGAGGGTGGTGACCAGCTCGCCATGATTCAGGTTGGTCAGGATGCCCACTGGCCGCATGGCTGAAAGCCGGCGGTCGATAACCTGGTTGATGATCACCTTCTCACCGCTGGAGCCGCGCTGAATGCCTACTTCGTCCAGCACCAGCAGATCGACGTTGCAGAGCTCGTTCAGCAGTGACGATTCGGACTGCCCGTCGTCGTAGCACTCGCGAACGCGCAGCATGAGATCAGGGATGGTCACAACAAGAACGGAGTGCCCGGCTGCCAGCAGGTGGTTGCCAATGGCCGCAGCCAGATGGTTCTTCCCGGTGCCCGGCGCCCCGCTGAAGACGAAGCTTGCGAACCCACCGCCGAAGTTCTGGGCGTAGCTTTTCGCCATGCTGTACGCCTGGCGCTGCTCTGGGCATGACACGTCGTAGTTTGCAAACGAGCAGCTGCGGTGAAGGGCCTGTATGCCAGCCCGGCCAAAAATCTTCTCTGACCGCGCCCGCTGGTTCAGCCGGTCGATTTCCTCAGAGCGTTTACGCCCTTCCGCTTCCTGCCATGCCTGCCACTCCTGAGCGTTGCGGAATTTAGGCTGCACATTGGCAGGGATGATTTTCTTCAGGCGCTCAAGGGCGCTGCCGGTACCAATAATATTTTTCACGCTTACCCCCTGAATCCGTCTGGAATGTCGTCGCCTGGTTGAGAAATTTGATTCACATCCCGGCCCGCCTTGCGACCGCTGAGGCCGAATTTTGGCTTGAACAAACCCTGGTACCCGTTGGCAATGCTGGCATTAATCACGGCTACCGGATCATGGCCGTCGTCCAGGCACTCTTTCAGCAACCTGAACGCCTTGATAACGGTCAGCTCAGTTTTGATGGGCTTGCCGGACTGGCGGCGATACGCGACCCACTCATTCCAGGACGATGCATTCAGCCATTCAGGAACCGGTATGCTCAGCGGATCGAACTTCACCTTCCCCCCAGGGGGACTAGAGGGGGTTAGATCTTTTATATTTGTCTTTGAAAGAATGTCTTTGGTGTTCCCTGTTTTCAGGGATGCCTTTCCCTGTTTTCGGGGATAACCATCCCCGTTTCCAGGGATGGTTTGAGGGTGATTATTACCATCCCCGTTTTCAGGGATAGCTGTCCCTGTTTTCAGGGATATTCTTCCCTGTTTTTGGGGATAGTTGTCCCCGTTTTCAGGGATGGTAATTACCCATGTGCCAGCTTCAGCGGACGGGAAATCCACCGGGCATTTCATGCAGTTCGGCTTGGTATAAGCCCACTTATCCAGGCTGGTATTGATCCCTATGTATCTGGTTTGCCCGATGCGGCGCAGGATAATGATGTTCCGGTAAGCGAGGCTCAGCACGGCTTCAGAAACGTGCTTCACCTTCAGCCTCGTTTTGTCTGCAATGAGGCTGTTGGCGATCCGGTCTGATTTCTTTGACCAGCCATAGGTCAGCCGGACAATCGCATTCAGCACACGGAATTCACGCCCTGATAACTCGACGATACATAAGGCGTCCTGGATTTGGTTGGCTAAACGCAGATAGCCATTTTCCAGATCAGCCATACGGCTCTCCTGTTGCGCCGGAGGAGGCGCAGGGAATTTGTATATTTCAGCGGTGTTTGACATACTGCTCTCCGCAATCACGCTCAGTTTCTGCACCCGAAAGCCGTTGGTGTTCGCGCACCGCGGCCATCAGCGGCCCGGCCAGATCCGGCTCAAGCCTAAACATCGAGACGATCCCTTCACTGACCTCTTTCAGCTTCTGATGCCTGGGTGCATCCAGCATCACCGCGCGCTTTGCCTCGGCTACTTCCTTCTCGGCGTGAGCCAGACGAGTCAGCTTGCAGTCGCCGCCCACCAGCGAACCGCGATGTTCAAGCGGCAGAACGGCCAGGATCGAAGGTGTCAGTTGGCGCACCCGCTCCTTGCAGTCTTCTGTGTCGAAACGGTTATCAAGCCAGCGGAATAACTTCTGCCGGGCACGGCTGATATCTGCCGGAAACTCGATACCCTCTCCGCCGCAGCTACGCCACTGATCCACGATGTGAGCAGCAACGACGTCCTGCCCGGCAACCGCTGCCCAGCCGCGGACGGTGTCGCGGATATCGCCGGGCTCTGGCAAGGCGTTAACGGCTTGAGAGCGATTTATCATCGCTGTCTGCAAAAAAGGGTTACTCTGCTGA